CACAAAAAAACTGATACTCCCCGCGGCAACGCCATTTTGATAACTAAACAGGCATCCGGGGGCGGGAAAATTGACCCTCTGATGGCCGCATTCAACGCAATTTCGCTCATGTCTCTCAACCCGGAAAGTAAAGGCGGGATGGATGACTACCTAAATAACGGTTTCTTCGGACTTGTAGGCTGACTATGTCATTTCGCTGGTACAACCCACTGACGTGGCGGTTCTTTGGCTACACCGATCCGTTGACCGGTGACTACGTCGAAGTCGATCTTGAGATAGGCGGTAAGCGCACCAAGGCTGGCGTACGCATCACGTCCAAAAACGCGCTGAGCATCGGCATTGTCTGGTCTTGCGTGAAGATTCTGTGCGAATCGGTGTCCGGGCTGCCGCTCAAACTGTATGACGACCAAGACGGCAAGCGTGTGTTGGTCCCGTACAAGGACCGGGCAGCAAGGGTGCTGCGTAAGCCCAATCCCTACATGACGCGGCTGAATTTCCTGAAAGCGGCCGTCGTGAACATGGCGTTGCGAGGGAATAGCTACAACCTGATCGAGCGCGCGGCGAACGGCGATCCGATAGCGTTTCTGCCAGTTCCGTTTGACTCGGTTGAGGTCAATACAGACGGGGACCTGATTTATTTCGTGACCCTGGCTGGCGAGCGGTTTCCGGTGTCGCCCGAGAACATGCTGCATTTCAAGTTGTTCAGCATTGACGGGATCGTTGGGCTTTCACCAATCGAGTATCAGGCCGAAACGATGGGTTTGGCCAAGGCCGCGCAGGACTGGTCGGCGCACTTCATGCGCAAGGGCGGATTCACTGGCGGATATGTGATCTACGAGCAGTTCCTGACCAAGGAACAGCAGGTGCAGGTCATGGAGAAATTCCCCGATGTTCGTAAAGGTGACGCCGCTGACATCGGCAAGATGGCGATTTTGCAGGGCAACCCCAAGATCATCCCGGCCGGCCTCAGTCAGAAGGACAGCCAGTTCATCGAGTCTCAGCAGTTTCAGGAGGAGGCGCTGGCAGGTGTGTGGGGCGTTCCGCTCTATCTGGCCAACCGGGCCGGGAAAACCTCAATCATGGGTTCGAATCTGGAGCAGCAGACCAGCGGCTTCGTGACCTTCGGCCTCAAACCTTACCTCGACGCCATCGAGGACGAACTCAACGACAAGCTGTTCGCAGGCACGACTCGCTTTGTCGAGTTCATCGTGGAGGGCCTGCTGCGCGCTGACAGCGCTGGTCGGTCGGCTTACTACACAGCGGCCCTTGGTGGCTCCGGCGGCTCTGGCTGGATGGCTATCAACGAAGTCCGCGAAAAAGAAAACCTGCCCCCGCTATTGGGCGATCAATACAACCAGGTCACCCGATGGGAGATGCAGACCAATGCTGACAAAAATTGAAGTTCCCTTCGAGGTAAAGGCCGTTGATGACGCCGGTAACTTCGAAGGTTATGCCTCGGTGTTCAACAACGTGGATCTGGGCGATGACGTGATTCTGCCGGGCGCTTTCACCAAGGTGAAGGCAACGCGGGGAGGGCGCTTGAAGCTGGCGCTGTTTCACGACCTGACTCGCCTGGTTGGGTCTGCCGAGTTCACCCAGGACGCCCACGGCCTATTCCTGAAAGGCAGGATCAACCTTGCCGTCAGCTATGCCCGTGATGCCTACGAGCTGATGAAGGAGGGCACGCTGGACAGCATGTCCATTGGCTTCAACACGCTGCTGTCGAGTTACGAAGAGCGTGCAGGCCGCCAGATTCGCATCATCAAAGAGGCTGAGCTGTGGGAAGCCTCAATCGTCCCGTTCGGCATGAACCCCGAGGCGACCATTACCGACGTGAAGTCGGATATCAGACTTTTTGAAAAGGCCCTGCGTGAACGCATGGGCCTTTCGCAAAAAGAGGCGGCTGCGGTCGCCTCGCTCGGCTATACCGCCGTCCACCGTGATGGTGGTGCAGCGGACACGGTGATCGTGGATGAGCTGAAAGCAATCTCCCAACTGTTCAATACCCAATTTGGAGCTCAGCCATGACCGCTGACGTAAAAGAAATTCGCGAATCCCTCGAAAAACAACTCAAAGAGGGCTTCGGCAACCTGCAAGTGAAGTACGACGCCGTTTCTGGCGAGCTGGAAAAAGGCAACGCTGTGGCTGGAGATCTGAAAAAGCAGATCGAAAACCAGAAAGGTGAGCTGGAGCGCATCATCGAGCAGGTGCAAGTTCTCGAAGAGAAGGGCATCAAGCTGCGTGGCCAGGGCGGCGACAAGAAAGGCTTTATCGACTTCGTCAAAGGCAACGACGACTTCAAGGCTATGAGCTCGCGTAAGCAGGACAAGGCTGAAATTGAAATCACCAAGTCCGACATGGCGTCGATGACTGAAATGAAAGTCACCAGCTCCGGCCTGGTGGTCCCTCAGTACGACCCGATCATTCAGGACGTGCCGCGCCAGAACCTTCTGATTCGTGACCTGATCCCGAGCACGCCAGTGGATGGTAACTCCTACAGCTACTTCGTCGAGAACGTGCACACCCGGGGCGCTGGCATGGTTGCTGAAGGCGGTGTGAAGCCCACCAGCAACGTGACGTTCACCCAAAAGACCGACACCATCAAGAAGATGGCGGTTTGGATGCCGATCACCGACGAAGCGCTGGACGATGTGCCGCAGCTGTATTCCTACATTCAGGAACTGCTGCGCTACGACCTGAAGCTGGAAGAAGAAGGGCAGATCCTCAAGGGCGACGGTCAAGACAACAATCTCAACGGCGTCATGACCCAGGCAAGAGCATTTGACGCTGCTTTGTCCAAGACTGGCGACACGGCAATCGACACCGTGCGCCGCGCGATCTACCAAGTCCGCAAGCAGTCCAAGCGCGCCGCAGATGCCGTGGTCATGACCGACCTCGACTGGATGAACATCGAGCTGCAGAAGGATGCGGAAAACCGCTACCTATTCGCCAACCTGCAAGGCCTGGTCACTCCAATCCTTTGGGGTCGTCCGGTAGTTGCTTCGGACAGCATGGACGAGGGTGATGGCGACACCACAGGTGGCGAGTTCCTGACCGGCTCGTTCGCCCAGGGCGCGCGCATCTATGACCGCATGGCGTTCACCGTGAAGGTCGGCATGATCAATGACGACTTCGTACGCAACCAACGCGTCGTGCTCGTAGAAGAGCGTCTTGGCTTGGCGGTCCGCCGCCCATACGCCTTCGTCAAGGGTCGTTTCGCGGCTTAACAAGCACCACCTTCTTCGCAAGGGCCTGACGGCCCTTTTTTTATGGGAAAAGAAAATGAAAATTCGAGCGTTGTGGGGCTTCAAGGGCATCCACGAAGAATTGAAAAACGAAACTGGCCAGGCGCGCGCTGGCGAAGAGTTCGATGTGAGCGATGAATACGGTCACACGCTGATCGGCAAAGGCCTGGCCGTCGAGGTTGACGGCAAAGCCGTTCCGAAGACCAACAAGCAGGCCAAGCCGGACGAGAACAAGTAAATGATCGAACTATCCCTGGTGAAAGCGCACCTGCGTGTTGATCACGATGAAGAGGATGTTCTGATTCAGGGGTATCTCGATGGCGCGCTGGCGCACGTCGAGCAGCACTGCGACCGGGTGCTGGTGGAGGGTGACCCTGTGCTTCCTGAGCAGATGGGGTTTACCAAAGACATTCGGCAGGCGGTTTTGCTGCTGGTTGGCCATTGGTATGCAAACCGCGAAGCGGTGGCCACCGGCCTGGCCGAGGTGCCACTGGCCGTAGGCAGGCTGCTCTGGTACAGAAAGAGGTTCTGATGAATGCTGGAAAACTGAGGCACCGGATCGCTTTCCAGTCACTGGGCACCGGGCAGAACCCGGAAACCGGTGAAGAAACCACGGGATGGATCACGATCTGGGACAAAGTGCCGGCGTCAGTGGAACCGCTCAGCAGTCGTGACCTGATCGCGGCTCAGGCTGCCCAGTCGGACGCCTCGGCCCGGATCGTCATTCGATACCGGGCTGGCGTGCTGCCGACCATGCGGATTCTGTTCCGGGGAGAGGTATATGCCATCAAAGGCCCGCCGATGCCCGACCCGGATTCGGGGCTGGAATATCTGACCATTCTTGTTTCGAAGGGGGTGCTCAATGGCTAGCCAGACAAGTGTCGACATGCGGGGGCTGGATGGCGTGGTGCAGAAGATGAAGACGCTGCCGGGCAAGTTGCAGCGCTCTGGGCTTCGCAAGGCTGCCCGGCGCGCGATGAATATCGTGCGTGATGCCGCCAAGGCCAATGCCAAAGCGCTGGATGATCCGAAGACGGCAGAAAAGGTCTGGAAGAACATCGCCACACAGGAATCAGCGAAACGATCCAGGCAGGAAGGCGGCGTAGTTATGCGTGTGGGTGTCCGCGGTGGGGCTGGCAGCAATCAGCACAGCAAGGAAGCGGCGGGCAACCCGGGCGGCGACACCCGCCACTGGCGTTACATCGAGTTCGGCACTGAGCACACACCGGCAGTGCCTTTCATGCGCCCGGCCTTCCAGTCGAACGTTCAAAACGTCACCGACAAGTTTGCCAGCGAGCTGATGAAAGAGATTGACGCCGCACTGGGTGGGATCTGATGGCCGCGCCGATATTTGCGGTGTGCGCCGCTGATCCGGCTGTGCAGGCGCTGCTGGGCACGTCACCAACCAGGCTTTATCCGTTTGGCGAGGCTCCCGAAGGTGTGGCCAAGCCCTATGCGGTCTGGCAGGTCATCGGCGGCAGCCCTGAAAACTACCTTTCCGGCCGTCCAACTGTGGACGGTTACGCGCTGCAGGTTGATGTCTACGGCGAATCGGGCTCATCTGCTCGAGCAGTGACTGAAGCAATACGGGATGCCATTGAGCTGACCGCGTACATCACCCGCTGGGGCGCGGAGTCACGCGACCCGGTAACGAAGTCCTACCGCAGCAGCTTCGACGTGGACTGGATGGTTCACCGGTAAACCCTGTTTGAAAAACCATAGCCCGCCTTGAGCGGGTTTTTTTATGCCCGTCATTTGGAGAACATCATGGCGATTTTGACTCAAGGCACGCAGATGTACGCACTGGTGCCCACTGTTTCCGACCCCACGAAGCTTGAAGTCATCGAGGTGGAGTGCATTACAGCATTCAGCCCAGGCGGCAACCCGGCAGATCAGATCGAAGTCACCTGCCTGAGCGACAAAACCAGACGCTACATGCGTGGGTTGCGGACCCCTGGGCAGGCCACTTTTTCGGTGGATGCAGATTCGAAAAACGCTTCCCACGTCCGCTTGTACCAGTTGTCCGAAGATGACTCGGTTGAAAGCACCGCATGGGTTGTGGGTTGGGCTGACGGAGTTGATATCAAACCGACGTTGAACGCTGCCGGTACTGATTTCGTGCTTCCAGAAACGCGCACCTGGTTCTTGTTCGACGGCTACGTCTCCGACTTCCCGTTCGACTTCGCTGGCAACACCGTCGTCAAGACGGCGGCCACCATTCAGCGCTCTGGCGGTTCTGCCTGGGTTCGCAAAGTCACTGCTCCGGCAGCGTAAGGAAAAATCATGAATCTGGCAGAACTCAAGAAGAAGGGCGGCGTACTGGCTGCTGGTCTGGTTGCGAAGCCCATCGAATGGAAGCACACCAACTACAAGGGTAAAGAAGTCATCGACAAGTTCACGGTCCACATCCGCCGTCATGCGTTCGGTGTGATGGAGCAGATGTTCAACGGCGGCGAAGACGATAAGTTCCGTAATGCTCGCTATCTGTCGGCCAGCGTCTGCCTGGGCGAAGAGGGTGTGGACGATCTACCGTTTGACGATGCGGTGAACCTCGACCCTGGCCTGGGTGTTGAGCTGCTGAAAGCTGTCAACGAGGTCAACAGCACAGCAAAAAACTGACACCCGCCGACGAGTTGATGCACGAGCTTGTGCTCAACGGCATCGGCGGGAGCACCATCGCCGAGGCGAAGGCCAACATCACGTATTCAGAGGTGTTGGCCTGGTCGGCGTACAGGGACAAGCATGGTTCGCTCAACCCGATGCGCCGGATCGAGCTGTCGGGGGCCATGATTGCATTGCAAGTGAACCGGGCAAATGGCGGCGAGGCTGATCTTTACGACTTCATGCCGCATGCAGAGCGGCCGGCGATCACTCTCGAGCAGGCCATGAAGGAATGGGGCTGACATCAAGGTCGAAATAAACAACTCAACGAACACCCACAACCCGCTCCGGCGGGTTTTTGCTGTCTGGAGAAATGCTAATGGCGTCAAGATCGCTTGGCACATTGACGCTGGACCTGATTGCGCGGATCGGCGGTTTTCAGCAGAACATGGATCGTGCGTCCCAGTCCGTAGCAAGAACTGGAGCCGCCGCTGATGCTGCTGGTAGCCGGGTAAACGCGCTACAAAGTGAGTTTCTGTCGTTGTCCAGTATTGCGTCCCGGATCGCGGGTCCTCTTGCTGCTGCGTTCAGCGTGAACAGCGCTTACAAGATGACTGAGGCGTACAGCACGCTTACCAACCGACTGAAGCTGGTCACAGATGGTTCGGCTCAGTTGGTGGCGGCGCAGGCAGCAGTATTCAATATCGCCCAGGCTTCTGCTCAGCCACTTTCCTCGACTGCTGAGTTGTACGCGCGTATCGCGACCAATCAACGAGAGCTCAAGCTCTCCGGTGCAGATTTGGCGGGCGTAGTAGGAACGATCAGCAAAACCCTGGCGATTTCGGGCGCGTCCGCCGAAAGCGCGAACGCGGCGCTGATTCAGCTCGGACAGGCCTTCGCCTCCGGTGTATTGCGCGGCGAAGAGCTGAACAGCGTCATGGAGCAGGCCCCTGCGCTTTCCCAGGCAATTGCGGCAGGCATGGGTAAAACTGTCGGCCAGCTTCGAGCTATGGGCGCTGCTGGTGAGCTGACCGCCTCTGCCGTGGTAAAGGCAATCCAGAACCAGCAGACATCTGTCGATGACCTTTTCGCGAAAACGGCGACGACTATTGGCAACAGCTTCACTAAAATCAGCAACTCGATGACGCACTTTGTTGGCGAGCTCGATCAGGCGACAGGCGCAAGCGCCAAAGTTTCTGCTGAGTTCGTAAAAGTTTCGCTGGCAATCGATAACAGTCTGCCGGGATCTTTATCGGCGCTGAAAGAGAATTCCGACACCCTGTCTCAGGTTCTAACCACCGGCCTCTATGTCGCCCTCGGACGTGTAGCTGGCGGTTTTGCTCAACAGGCAGCGCAGGCAGGATATGCCGTCGTTGCAAACCAGAAAGTTCTTGCGAGCTCTGCAGCGTCTGCTCGACAAGATATGTGGGCGGCTCAGGCGAAAAATCTCGACGCGAGGGCAACTCTTGAGCGTGCAAATCTCGAGTTGTCGGCCGCCAAGGGGCGCGTGGCATCAGATCGTGTCGTCATGGCGTCTGAGCTCGAGAGAATCCGCTCAACGCAGGCCGCACTGGCTGCTGAAATGCGGCTTGAGCAACAGCGGATCAAAGCTCAAATTACTGATCAGGGTAGAGCGCTCGCAGTATCAAGACTTTCTGAGGTAAGCCTTGCGCATGCGGCCATCGTTCGGCAGGTTGCTGTTGCGGAGAAAGCGCTGGCCGCAACAACCGTCGCTACGTCCAGCCAGATAACTACAGCTTACGCAGCTAGAACGACCGCTGCGCTGGCTTATGGCGAGACAACTCTCGCTGTAAATGCCATGACAGCGGCGTCCAACCGAGCCGAAGCCGCCGCAAGTGTCACAGCTCGAGCTTTTGGGGCTATGGCGACAGCAGGGCGAGGCCTACTCGCGCTGATGGGTGGCCCGCTGGGGCTGCTTTTCATCACTGGCGCTGTTGCTGTTTCGTTCACAGACTTTCGGAGCAGCGCCGATAAGGCTGCTCAGGGCCTAGAAGGCCTCAAGGGGCCGCTCGACGATGTCATAGCTAAATTCAAGCAGCTTACCCAGGACCAGAAAGCCGCTGCGCTGATCAAGTGGGGCGAGGCCGAGGCGGACGGCATCAAAGCCGCAAACGAAGAGTACGGCAAGCTCCAGAAGCAATTGCAGACTGGGCTGATAGGCCCACGTTCCAGCGCCACTGGTACCGCTTTGTTCGGTACCGCACTCAAGGAAATGGATGAGGCCTTGCAAAAAGGCGAGGCTCTTGGGCCTGTCCTACGAAGAACCGCCGAGGCGGCCGGGCTTGATCCGAAGACGGCTGACTCGTGGGTGAAGCAAGCGGGCGCGTTTTCAGATGCAAAAACGGCCGCATCGGACGCGGGCGCACGCATGACTGCGCTCAAGGGAGAAATGAATAGCGCTGCAACTGGCGCTGCCGCACTGACAGGTTCGACATCGGGCCTGTCGGCTGGCGGTGAAAAGTACATAAAAACCTTGCAGGACCAACTCGGCAAGCTTCAGGACAACAATGACGCTGTAAAGGAAGCAACGCGCTTTCTGGATAGCCACAAGGAGCTGACGGACGCTGACCGCACGGCCATCCTTTCATACGCCCATGCTGTCAAATCCCAAGAGGAGGCGAACAAAGCAGCGACAGCGGCAACGAAAGAAAGCACCTCTGCGATCAAGGCGAATCAGAAAGCTTTCGATGGTGCCAAGGAAAACTACGAGCGGCAGATCGAGCTGGCCAACAGCACGATTGAAAGCCAGAAAAAGGCTACCGAGTCTGAGAAGCTTGCTTTTGAAATATCGAAGGGCAAATACGCTGCGCTTGAGGGAAACCGAAAGGATGAGCTCAAGGGGCTTGCCGCAGAGCTGGACGCGAAGAATGCGCTGATCAAGGCTGATGAAGATTCCAAAAAGCTTGCCGCGTTCAGTTCAAACGTCAAGGAAAGCAATCAGACCGTCAAAGATGGATTCAGCCAGCAGCTTTCTGGCGCTGGTGAGGGAGACAAACGCCGCGGCCAACTTCAGGAAATGCTTGCCATTGAGCAGGATTTCAACAAGCAGCAGCGGGAACTTGTTCTCCAGCGCACCAGCGGGGACATTGACGAAAGCCTGTATCAGAAGGAAACAGCGATCCTCAGCGAGGCGATGGCTGAGCGCCTGGTGATCCAGCAGGACTATTACAACCAGGTAGAGGAGGCTCAATCAAACTGGATGGGTGGAGTCCGCGACGCTTGGCAGAACTACGTGGACGCAGCCGAAAACTACTCCGCGATCGCAGCCGACTTCGTGTCTGGAAGTTTGGAAGATTTAACCACTGGTTTGGGCAGCGTTTTCTCCGATGTGGTTACTGGCGCAAAGGATGCCGGTGACGCAATTGCGGATTTTGCAAGCAATATGGGCAAGTCGGTGATAAATGCGCTCTCCGACATGGCGGCGCAGTGGTTGATCTATCAGGGCATTCAACTGCTCGTTGGTAAAAGCGGCCAATCGGCGGCGGCCACCGGTTTGATTGCCAATGCTCAAGCGGCATCGGCTCAGGCATCGCTGAACGCTTATGCATCGACAGCCGGGATTCCGTTGATCGGTCCGGCCGCTGCGCCTGCCGCCGCTCTTGCAGCTGCTGCGGCGACGGCTCCAATGGTCGCCGCCGTATCCGCATCGGCACTCGCCGGTATGGCTCACAACGGTATGGACAACATCCCGAAGGAAGGCACCTGGCTGCTTGATGGCGGTGAGCGAGTGCTCAACCCGAACCAGAACCGAGACCTGACCAAGTACCTGGCTGACAAGTCTGGCGGTGCAGGTGGCGGCGGGTCGCCGATCAGCATCAGCGTACCGGTGACCGTCCAAGGCCAGCCCGGTATGAGTGATGCCGAGGCAGCCAGCCAAGGCAGGGCCATAGGCGAGAGTGCCGTCCAGCAGGTGCGTCAGGTTCTCCAGCAAGAAATGAGACAGGGCGGGTTGCTCTGGAGGAGTACGTAATGGCTGAGACATTCGATTTTGATGTACAGGTCGGCGCTTCCGGTGATGTGAAGCAACGCACCTGGTCCAACGACTTCGGCGACGGTTACACCCAGGCAGGTGGTGTCGGTATCAACACCAAGTCGCAAGCGTGGGAAGTGACCGTGATCGGGCGTTACGGTGCTGGCCAGAAGGTCCAGCAGGTTCAGGATTTTCTGGACCGGCAAGAAGGCTACAAGTCGTTCCTGTGGACGCCGCCTGGCGGTGCTCAGGGGCGATATCGGGCCAACAGTTACAAACTTTCAACGCTCGGCGGCGGGCTGTACACGCTTTCTGTGGGATTCAAGCAAGTTTACAGTCTTTAGATTCCGCTTAAATTCCGGACGCATGGATGCGTAAACAGTATCGACGTCGACCTGCGAAACACCTAGGCTAGGAGATCGGAAGAGTTCTAGGTAAGGTTAATGAAAGCACAGCCAAGGTCGGCTATAGGCGAACTCGCTCAGGAGCGCCAAGAGCTTTGGACGCAGGCAGCTCAGTCCTATGTTATGGATGAGTTCGCGGTGCGGCGACTGATAAATAAATTAGACAAGCTACTTGGGACTTTGTCAGCTGGCATCGTAGCAGGCGAATAGTTCTTCACGAAAAGGCTTATCTCTATGCTTATCTAATGAAACTGGATGTTGCTAAAGCGCACTTTCTCGAGGCCGAGTTATCGGGCTTGCCGTTGTTAGCAAAAAGTGCTTCTTTATCGCATGCGTTGTTTATATGTGGTGATATCGCAGCGGCTGCCCTTGAGATTATGAATATAGATATGGACAACGCTGGTAAGGACGATCTCATTGGGCTTGCTACTTCCTGCGTGCATCTGGGGATGTTTAAGCGGGCTCGGGACTTATACTTGAGAGCAGGCGCAGTAGATGACGGCATACCGATAAAAGTAATCGATGCGGCTGAGATTCTCGATGATATTGGAGTTTCGGATTCTGAAGTGGTTGCGAGAATGGCTGTAGCAGGAGCCGTAATTAGGCAAATGACCAATAGCCCTCTAATTGCTTACGACCTATTTGCTATGAAAGAAGAGGGCATCCTCTTCCGTTTCGTAGTTAGCGGGAGTACTGGATTTTTGGCCGCCGTCGATTCAGCCGTTGACGAAGCATTGGCAGCGCAATTCAGTGCTGTCGTGGACGACTACTTATCTATCAGTATAGCGCCTCATACGCCAGACTCTGTAAAGCCCATGGGGAACTTATATGTCTGTGTGTAGTGATGAGATTATGTCTCTTGCTGATGATCTTCTGCTTCTGGAAGGAGAGCACAGGGCGCGTGCGGCGATAGGCAGAAGTTATTATGCGCTGTTTCACGAGGCTTTGTCTGCTGCGGATAGTATGTCCTTGGCACCACCTAGCTCAGAGCGAAGGCTTTCTACACACGAGTATCTCATTCAGCGTTTTGTAGAGCGTGGTAAAGGTTTAGCTAGAATTGGTCGCGGTATTCGAAAGCAAAAGCTAATGAGGGCTGCTGCTGATTATGACATTGCCGATGACATTACTTTAGAAGAGGCAGCGCTTCATATTCATATTTCTAAGTCTCTGATTTCCGATTTGCAGCGTTTAAGTTCTGAGGCAAAAGTTTCATAAGTTTATTTCAGCCGTTAAACAAACCCCGCCAAGTGCGGGGTTTCTCGTAGGTAACCACCATGATTTATAGCGCGGACATCCAGAAACTGGAGCCCGGCAACCAGATTCGTCTGTACGAACTGGATGCCACTCGGCTTGGTGCCACGCTCTGGCGCTTCCACGGGCACGAGCATGAAGGCGACATCATCTGGCAGGGCCAGCTGTATTCCCCGATCCAGATCGAGGCCAGCGGCTTCGACATCCGCGGCGACGGCCGGCCAGCTACGCCAAAGCTCAGGCTGGCCAACGAGCTGTCGGGTGTACCGCGTGCAGTTTCGGCGCTTTGCCTTCAGTTCAAGGACCTTGCTGGCGCGAGCTTCAAGGTGATCGAAACGTTCAAGCATTTCCTTGATGCAGCGAACTTCGACGGGGGCAACCCAGATGCCGCAGACCAGTGCCGCACCAGCCTGTGGAGAATCGAGCAGAAGACCGAAGAGAACTTTTCGGCTGTCGGTTTCGAGCTTTCCAGCCCCATCGATATGGAAGGCCAGCAGTTGCCGTCCCAGCAGATCACCAAGCTGTGCCGGTGGGCCATGCGTGGTCAGTACCGCCAGGAGGCATGCGCGTACACCGGCACTGCGATGTTCGACAAGAAGAACGAGCCTACCGACAACCCGGCGCTTGACCGCTGCGGTGGCTGGTGGAGCAGCTGCAAGTTACGCGGCAATACCCGCCGGTTCGGCGGCTCAATGGGCGCAAGCCTGATCGCCAAGGGGTAACCATGCGAATCAATCAAAAGCTTCAGGATGCCATGCGGGCGCACGCCGAGCAGTCACACCCGGCCGAGGCCTGCGGGCTGCTGATCAAGACGGATAACGGACGTGAGTACGTACCGTGCGGCAACGTGGCCACCAACCCGCTGCAGCACTTCCTGATCGCCAAGCACGACGCTGCGGCGGCAGAAGACAGGGGTGAGGTGCTGGCCATCGTGCACAGCCACCCGGACCGCGCCGCAATGCCGAGCATGACCGATCTGGTCAGCTGTGAGCTGCATGAATTGCCCTGGGCGATTGTGGGCTGGCCCGGCGGTGACATTCAGTGGTTCAAACCCAGCGGTTTCCAGGCCCCGTTGCTGGGCCGGGACTTCTCGCATGGCCTGCTCGATTGCTGGTCGGCTTGCCGCGACTGGTACGCGCGCGAGGCCTCACTGCCGCTGCCGAACTTCGAACGCAAGGAACTGTGGTGGGAAGATCAGGACAGCCCCAGCCATTACGAAGAGAACTACGAGGCCTGCGGGTTCGTCAGGGTCGAGCAGCCTCAGCGCGGCGACCTGCTGGTGTTTCAGATCCCGACAGTGGGCAGGGCCTGCCACTTCCCGAATCACGCAGCTATCTACCTCGGCTCGGATGCCAGCCTGCACAGCGAGGACGCGCCCGCACTGGGCGGTTCTGGTCCGTTCATCTACCACCACATGCCCGGTCGCCTGGCTGCCCGTGAGGTCTACGGCTGGTCGATGGCCAACCGCGTGAAAATGATTCTGCGCCACAAGGAATACACCCCATGACTATGCGCACCATCAAGTTGTACGGCGTGCTGCGCAAGCACTTCGGGCGCGAGTACCGCATCGATGTGCACAGCGTGCGTGATGCTGTGAACGCACTGTGCGCGATGAAGCCTGGCTTCGAGAAGTTTCTGAGGACCGGCGAGGAGCGCGGCCTGGTGTTCAGCGTCTTCTGCGGCAAGCGCAACGCTGGCGAGGCCGAATTCGACATGCAGGGCAGCGACACCAGTGATATCCGCATCGTGCCGCTGATTCAAGGCAGCAAACAGGCCGGTCTGTTTCAGGTCGTGCTCGGCGTGGCCTTGGTGGTTGCTGGCGCTTTTACGGGCGGCCTCAGCTCCGGTGTTGGTATGGCGCTTCTTGCTGGTGGTGCAGCCGTCGGCCTGGGCGGTGTCGTGCAGATGCTTTCACCCACGACCACTGTCAGCGTCGGCAGCAACAACGATGATGGAAACAACCCCAGCTATGGCTTTGGGGGCGCGGTGACCACCGTTGCCCAGGGCAATCCTTATCCCGTGCTCTACGGCGAACGAGAGATCGGCGGTGCCGTCGAGTCAGGCGGGATTTACACACAAGATCAGGTTTGATCATCAGGTAACACCAGACCCGCTTCGGCGGGGTTTCTTTTTTCTGGGGGCGGTATGGGAAGTGCAGTAGCAGCGCGAAGCATTCGCGGGAGCAAGGGCGGCGAGGCCACACAGAAGCAGCCGACGATTGCGTTAAACAGCACAGCTTCCATTGCCACCGCGCGCATCGTCTACCTGTGGAGTTGGGGGCCGATCGTTGGCCCAGTGGACGGCCTGCGCTCGGTAAAGCTCGACGGTACGCCGTTGGTAGCCGAGGACGGCACTGTCAACTTCCCAGGCGTGAAGTGGCAGTTTCGCAATGGAGAGCTGAACCAGCAGCGCCTTGAGGACATTGCCGAGTCGAGCAACGAAGTCGACGTAAACCAGCAGCTGCTCAGCACCACGCCTTATCTGCGCTCCATTAACAATCCGGTGCTTGACGCGCTTCGTGTGCGTTTCAGCTGGCCGCAGCTCCAGTCGCAAGACCAGAGCGGCAATATCAACGGCGTTCGAATCGATTATGCGATTGACCTGGCTACTGACGGCGGGCCTTTTGTTCAGGTACTGGCGGACTACGTAGACCGCAAGAACGTCACCAAATATGAGCGCAGTCATCGGCTAAACCTGCCTGCGGGCAGCCGCTGGACGATGCGCGTTCGCCGGATTACACCAGAGGCCAACAGCTCGCTGGTTCAGGACGCGATGTTTGTTGAGGCGGTGGCCGAGGTCGTAGACAGCGATCAGGAATTTCCACTCACCGCTGTGGGCTGTGTTGAGTATGACGCCCAGCAGTTCGGCGGCGATATCGCCAAGATTGCCGTGCTGATGCGCGGGCGCATCGTGCGCGTGCCGGCCAACTACGACCCGGAGACGCGGACCTATGCCACGTCTGGCGCAGGCACCAGTAACGGGATATGGGACGGCACGTTCAAAGAGGCCTACACGAACAACCCGGCCTGGGTGTGTTACGACCTGGCGCTGAACCCTTACTACGGCCTTGGGCACCGGATCGATGCCACGATGGTGGACCGCTGGAACCTCTACCGCATTGCTCAGTATTGCGACCAGATGGTGCCAAACGGCATGGGCGGCATGCACCCCCGGATGACTTGCAATATCTACCTGCAAAAACAGGCAGATGCCTACGCCGTGCTGCAAGACCTGTCGAACATCTTTCATGGTATGAGCACCTGGGATGGTAGTCAGATCACGTTCAACGCCGACATGCCGGGCGACCCGGTCTACACCTAGAGGGTGTAGACAAAATAA